TACGAAGACATCAAGCGTCCAGGCGTAAACGCACCAAGTTTCCGTGGTGCTGATACTGGTGGCATTATTGCTGGTGGATCTGCACCATCGTCCGCTGTGGGTGGACAGGGTGGTGGAGGGTATCGTGGTGGCCAGTCTTCATTGACTGACACGATGAAACGTAATCAGCGTGCAGTACGTGATGCGAAGTCTTATCTTGGTGAGGCTTTCGACGCTACTGTACAAAAAGGTGTAGCTACGGGTCGCAAACATCTTGCTGCTATGCTTCAACGTGATGGTGTTGACAATGAAACTGGAATGCGACTTATGAAGCGTTTCGATAATGAAATCGGCAACCAGGAATCGCTGAAGGGTTACAAGACAAGTGGAGTAACCGAAGAATTTGATGCCGAGAATCCAAACAAACGTGGCGCTCTCCTTGAAGCTTATCGTGGCAAGTATGCTAAAGGCACAACGCTACAGCAGATGAGGGAGAAGGCTAGTGCCTCAAGGTAACGTACTTAGTGATCTTCTAGGTATCCCTGGGCAAATTGCTCAGGGAGCCTACGAAGATGCACGCGACGATGTAAAAGGTTTTCTTCAAGGTACGAACCCGGGTATGTTTGGTGCTGGTCTTGGTGCCGCACTTACGCAAGGTGGTATTGAGGGTGGTAAGGCATTACTGCGCGGAATAACTGGCGGTAAGTATGCAAAGACTGCCGCCGATATTTTGCCAAAGATGGCTCGATCACGCGGTCTTGTTCAGACAGTTCGAAACGCAGGTAAGGTCGTTGGTGATACCGCTAAATTGGCAGGTAACCAACTTGGTCGCATTGGTCCAGTAGCACAGATAGTCGCAGGTGAAATACTTAATCCACGCCCTGCTGGCTTCAGTCGTGAATATGAACAAATGATGTTCGGTATCATTGAGCCTTTAAGTAAATGGCAAAAGGAATACCAACAACGTGGTCAACAGTGGGACCCAGAATTTGAAAAACTCCACAACATAATGCAGCCAATGAAAAAACTGCGTATTGGTGATGGAGTTGTAGATAGGGATACCTTAAACACGATTTACCAAGCTATTTATAATGATCCATCTATGGATATCAAATCTTTTATGAATGAGGCTTTTATTGAAAAGAAGCCTAACTTCAATGCTGGCAAACTTCAAGATTGGAAGCGTGTATTAAGTAATCCTGATGAACTTGATCAACCAAGGATTACGATGCCGTTACTAAAATCTCAGCGTACCGATGAAGAACGTGGGATGCAGTTAGGTGCAGACCGATACACGGGTATGCCACAAATGGCGCCTTCGTATAGTCAGCTTGACAGCGTACGTGACTTGATGGCTATGTCAGCAGCTAGAGGCAGAGGTAACACTTTGACTCAGCGTATTCCTAATCGATTCGCGCAAACGCCTGGTGGTCTTAACGCAGCACGCAACGCTGTTTACGGTAAAGCTGCTGCATCAACAGGTAAACCTAACTCATTTAAGAGAGTTGTTAGAGCGCTCAAGAAAAACCTTTAAAACTTCATCAGCAGCAGTGTGGTCTTTTGTAACGTCGTATACGAGATACCACACTGCTTTTCGTATGTCATCCATCTTAGACTCTTGGCTTTTCTTGCCGGCTCGCTGAATGTACTTGAGTGACATCGTTAGCCATCGACTAAGGTCCCACGCGTCTGCAACTGTACATGTGTCGATAGATGTTTGCCGATAGTGGTCTGGTGCTGTTTTACTCATCGGTCCAGTATACTTGCAAGTATGTTCGACTCAAAAGGTGTTGACGATCCATTTTTCATCGAGAAAGATGACGGCTTATACAGGAGATCTGGTAGCGGTTACGCAAAGTGTTGCAGCGCTATCATTCGTGATGGTGACGTAAACCGACAATGCAAAAACCCAGCCTTAAAAGGTAAAGAGTATTGCGCGCATCATGGATCAACACATCTTAAGAAATCAGAAAAACCACAGTACCTACAACACTTATTTCAGAAAGAGCGCAGTAGGTTTAAGCGCGTCGGCACAGAACTACTAGCGAAAGTTGATAACTATCGTGACGACCCAGACTTGTTTAGTTTACGTGATGATACTGCTTACGTAACTGCACTAGTTGACGTCAGGGCAGAGGCCGCAGCTGAAGGCGTTGGATTAGAGCAATATAGAAAGATTGAGTCTGCATATCATCTGGCTAAATCAAAGCTTGGTTCTCCTGACTTCATTGATGCATTCGAACAGATAGGCGATCTTCTGAACGAACGCATGAACGAGTACGATGCTAGTAAAGACGTATTGGATCTAATTGAACGTCGGGCGGAACTTGTCGAAGCAGAGCAACGAATGATGCAGACGAGAGCGTATACAATTGAAGCAGACCAAGCACTTATGCTTGTTATGCAGATCGTAGAGCTTATGAAGCAGACGATACGAGATCAGGAGACACTCATTGCAATACGTAGTGGCGTCGGTAAGCTCATACGAATGTATACATCTAGCGATGACGATGTACAGGAAGCGGAAGTAGTAGAAACAAATGGCATACCAGAAAGTACCTAAGGAGTTTAAGCAATTTACGCGCAGTGATAAACCGCTATCAGTAGCACTACTGGAAGCGTTAGACGCGCAGATATCTGATGTCATTAAGACTGGTGATTACGACAGTGGGCGAGCATTCGCAATAGATGGATCTAAATTGGATTACAACACATGGTTGAGAACATATGCACCGCATGCTATGTCGTCGTCACTTGGTGAGCATCACAAGCGCGCGTGGGAATGGGCTGAGTCAATAGAGCCTGGGGTCGCTCCGCCAGCATTGATCGAGTGCTGGTTTCGTGGTGGTGGTAAGTCCACCACCATGGAGCATATTGCTGCTCGCATCGCAGTAAAAGGCACCAGACGATTTCTCTTGTACGTCTGTTCTACACAGGAGGCTGCCGACCGTCACGTATCGGATATTGGACACACAATGGAGCGTTGTGGGATTGAAAGGGCGCTTAATAAATATGGTTTTTCAAAGGGATGGAACGCTTCGAAACTTCGGACCGCTAACGGATTTAACGTGTTGGCGTTTGGGTTGGATACTGGCGCTCGCGGTGTCAAGCTCGATCACCTGCGTCCTGATTTCATCATTCTTGACGACATTGATGAACTTGATGACTCTGTTAATCGTGTCGATAAGAAGATTGCTACGATAACTCAGACTATCTTGCCAGCTAAAAGTACGGACTGCGCAATCGTATTTGTGCAGAACAAAATCCATGCCAATAGTGTTATGGCACAGGTGTTGTCTGGTGAACTAGACATGCTTCAATATCGCGTGCAGTCACCTATTGTGCCTGCGATCAAAGGACTTACCTACGAACCTTTCGAGCGCGAGGATGGTCGAACCGGATACCGGATTACTGGTGGCACAAATACTTGGTCTCACAAAAGTATTGAAGTGTGCCAAAGAGAGATCGACGACTATGGCATCATCTCATTCCTACGTGAGTGTCAACATGAAGTCGGCGTCGGTGGTCGGTTCTTCCCTGAGTTCCAAGAGTACGATACGACTGGGAAACCGTGGCATGTAATCGATCATGTTCAAGTGCAACCATGGTGGCGTGTTTGGGCATCACATGACTTTGGTACTGGGGCGCCGGCAGCAACGCTATTGTACGCGTCGGATGAGAATGAAGACATTTACGTAATCGGTGAGATATACGAAGCCGGCCGTGTCAGTTCTAAACAAGCAGAAGATACGCTTCAGTTACTGAAAGAACGCGGGTATGCAGCCCCTGTCAATAAAGACAAACCCGATGGGCCTTGGCTGACAAAACTCGAGGCTATTGCTTTTGACTGGGCAAACACATTCCCTCCGAAGAATCACGAACAACGTATCGGTGAATATCCTGTTGAGGTTTGGTGGCGACGTGGACTTCCAGCTGTTGCTGCGGTTAAAGATCGTAAAGCTGGTTGGCGGCGACTTAAGGAATGGTTAGCATCCGTGCGCGTCAAGGATGGCCAGCATCAACCCAGGTTTAGAATTGTACGTAGAGCATGCCCTAATTTGATACGTGAATTAACTGCTGCTATGGCGGACCCGAAAGATCCAGAAGACCTCGACAGTGGTACCAAATCTGACCACGCACTAGACTCATGTCGTTACGGTGTTA